GAGGTTATCGGCCTCCAGACGCACCTGCTGTTGGAAAAAGAAAAAGTCGTTGCTGATGTTTTCACCAACACATCGTTGATCACTCAGAACACGACCCTCACGGGCGCGAACCAGTTCAGTGATTACAACAACTCGGATCCGATCAGCGTTCTGAAAACAGCGCGCAAGGCGATCCGCGATGGTTGTGGCGAAATCGCTGACACAGCGTTCATGGATTACGACGTTTTCGACGTACTCCGCTACCACCCAGCGATGCTCGATCAGCTTGGTTTCAAAGACAACCGCCCAGGCGGTTTGAACTACCAAGAGATCGCGTCGGCTCTCGGCGTGAAGCGCATCCTCGTTGCTGAGGCGAAATACAACTCGGCAAAAGAAGGCCAGACGGACGTTCTCTCGAGCATCTGGGGTAAGCACATCGTGCTCGCAGTTCTCCCAGAGACGCTCCAGGTTGGCATCCAGACCGCAGGGTTCTGGGTCACTCCATCGGGAAGCAGCCCGCGCAAGGTTTACAAACAGGCTAACTTCAACCCACCAGGATCGACATCGGTTCTCGTTGAGGATGAGTACGATCTCCTGTTGTCAAACGCTGCGTGCGCCTACCTGATTGAGAACGCGATCGCGTAACCTAAAATGATGGCCTCCTGCGCGGTGCAGGAGGCTTCCCCCTTTTCTGAATAGGAGAACAAATCATGAGATTTCTAGTTATGATCACAATGCTTTGCTTCTCGATCACATCCGAGGCTCAGTCGGTTCGCCGTCTGTTCCAGGATGTTAAGCTCCCCACGCAGGGAGTTGTCGAGCAGCAATCGTTCACGAATCTTTTGGCGGCCACAACGAACACAGTTTTGAACGGCAGTGCTGGATCAACCAGTGCTGCGATCGCAACTGTCACCACGTTTGCAGCCCAGCCTGACAGCCCGCGAAACCTGCGCATCCTCCCAGGTGGAACAACAACTGATGTAGAGGCTTGCGACATCGTGGTAGCTGGAACAAACATTTTCGATCGCGCGATCACGGAGACGTTCTCGTTTCTGGCAAACGCATCGACGGAAACTGTGGGCGCTGAGGCTTTCAAAACTGTCACGTCTGTTACGTTCCCAGCCAACTGTGAATCTGGCTCGTTCGCGGCCACATGGAGCATTGGCTTGGGCGAAAAGATCGGCCTGAAACGCTGCATGGCTGAGGCTGGCGCGTTTGTTCAATCATCTCTCAATGGTGCAAAAGAGGCCACAGCAGCAACTGTTGTCGCTGATGCTGACGAGGTTGAGAAAAACACTGTTGATTTCAACGGCGCGATGAACGGAACGAACGATCATAAGGCATACTTCATTCAGAATTACGGATGCTTCCCATGAGTTTGAAGGCTGTTAAAAACACCCATCTCGGTGGCTACGCGCTAAAGAATGGCGATGTGGTTCCCGCTCATGTGCTTGAAAAAGCAGGCGAGAAAAACGTGGCCGATCTTTTGGCTGCTGGTTTTCTCGTTGAGGTTTCGGATTCTAAAGGTTCTGCAGATGCTGAGGCTGTTTCAGCGGATGCTGACGCGGATGAGCCTAAGCCGAAAAAAGGAAAGAAGTAGCTGATGGCGTACTGCACAGTCGACAACATAAAAAAGGAATTCAAGCAGCTCGACGTTACGGCGACGACTGCTCTGAAATCCACCTCGATCGAGGAATTTATCGAAGAGGCTGATGCAGAGATCGACGCGATCATCGGCGTTCGCTACACCGTGCCCGTGACCACCGGCAATGCTCTCCTGCTTTGTCGGATGATGTCGCGGGCACTGGTGCGGGAGCGCGTGGCTGGAGTTCTTGCAATAAAATCGGGCAACCAGAAAACAGAGCAGGATGCCACGCAGATGACCCGTCAGGATGTGATCAAACTCGCCATGCGAATCGGAAAAGGCGAGGTGGCTTTCGCAGGAGCAACAGAGCTCGTCTCGGGGAGCGGCGTGAAAAGCTACGTTTCCTCTAACACTGTCGAGCGCACGTTCAAGCGCGGGGATAAACAGTGGTGAGCAGGCCCATCCAGATCGTCGTAGATCCTAAGAAACTCTTAGGAAAGAAGTTCGAGAAGGCGATCGATGAGATCCAGGATCTGCGCATCCCCCTGCAGTTAATCAGAGAGAGCTGGCATCGCGGAAACGCATCGATCTTTGCCATCTCAGGCCCTGGGAAATGGGCGGATCTGACGCCAAAATATAAAGCATGGAAACGTCGCCAGATCGGATCTGAGTATCCGATCCTTTTTCTCTCGGGCGATCTCAAGGCTGCGCTCACGGAGCCGAACGACCCGCAGGCTGTTGGTAAGTTTCCAACAAAGAAAACCCTGCTCATCGGCGTGAACCCAGACAATAAAATTTTCAACTATCTAAACAGCGGCACTCGCAAAATGCGAGCTCGTCCGTTTATCATCCTCGGTGCAGAGCAGACGGCACCCGCATCGCTAAACAAACGAGTAGAAATATGGACCAAAATCCTGCGGGATTATGTGCTCCAGGTCTCGAGGCCGTTGAATGGCTAACAAATATGATGCTGAGATGCTGCTCGCAGATGTTCGCTCGATCGTGGCGGATAACTTCAACGCAAAAGTTGCTGCGATAAACACAGAGAAAAACGATGGGATCTCTCTCGATACCCTGAACTCATCGGCGTTTTTCCTGCAGCAACTGAATGGGAACCTAGCGAACTACAACCCGATCTGTTTCTACAGCCTGGACAACATCGAAACAGTGAGCTCTGGACCTTTGGCCTCGCATCGCTTTTCCATCTCCGTGCTCATCATCGCGATCGATACTGGCGAAGAGATCGAGTGCGGCGTTAGGATGCTGCGTTATCTGCGCGCTCTCGAGGAGATATTCAAAGAGAAATGGAACGAGAACAGGCATGGAATAAAACTCCAGATCCAGAGCCTTGTGCCGATTCCGCTCACGGAGCTAAACTCAACGAATAGTTATCGCGCCACGGGCGTGGTTCTCGAAGGGAGTTTAGGTTGATGGCTAAAGAGCAAAACTATGCGATCGCGATCCGTCAGAAGGTTGCGGACTATGAGAAAAGCGTCACTGAAACGATCGAGAAAACAAAGGCGCGGCTGATTGCCAAGCGAGATTTCGTGATCCATCAGAACGAGCATCACATTGAAATAAAAGCAGGGGACGATCTGTCGAGCGTTCCTAAAATGTTTTTGGAAAACCTCAAAACAGAAAATGTAATCTGAAAGGAAGTGTCAAATGGCGTTATCAGATCCACGAGGGATATACGGAGTTCACTCAGTGTCTCCCTACAGCAGAACGACGGGTTCTTTTTACGGCATCTTAAAAGTTCTCGACGGGTCGTCGCTGAACGTTGAGGGATCGCTGGTTGAACTCATGGGCGGATCGTCTAAGTTTCCATGGGCTGTAGAAACGGGCGAACTCAAGGTCGAGATGTCGATCAAGATCAGCCAGTTTGAGGATTTCCTTTTTGAACTTTTCCTCGGAAAAGCTCCGACGACGAACGCACCAGAGGCGACTGGATCTGTGACGGCGCTGGTTTCAAAGGTCACTGGCGTTCTCAATGCATCGACTGGGATCGCATCGGTCAGCTTAAAATCTGGCCAGTCGGCATCGGTTAAATTCGCTAAGTATGTTGTTAAATACGCATCGGCAACGACCGTTGATGTTTTCGCATCGTCGGATGTAGATGCTGCGCGAGGAACTGATTTCGCATACCAGGATGATCTGCTCAAGATTACCGCGACTCCGCTGTCGATCACGACAGGCACAGCGGTTGAGATCCCAGGCACTGGCCTCGAGCTCACGGGCGGATCTGGAACGATCGCTCTCGTTGCTGGTGGTGTAGCTACGTTTGAATCTCGCCCGATCAACACAGGATCCACATCGGTTCGCATCGGTGGCTTGGCAAACCAAACTACGCCGGAGTTCGGTGCGATCGTGATCGCGCAGAAACGATCGAACGATGAGATGACAGAGATCGATTGCTTCCGTTGCTTAGGTTCAGGTATGCCGATCGGCTTCGAAAAGAATGCCTGGGCGAACGCCGAGATCAAGGTGAAAGCATTCTACGATTCTGCAAAAGATGGTGTGTTTGATCTACGATACGTTAAGGCGTCTACGTAATCTCGCCCATTGGTTACGGATCGTCAGGAGAGGTCAGGGCTGGAAAACCCTGGCCTTTTCTTTTGCTATACCGGCATGCCGAAATGATTTTAGTATATCTGTATAGCAGACCCGAAGCTGCGCCGAGGCACCGAGAGGTGCCTTTACTTTTTGGTATATATACCAACTCTCAGAGCAGATGCTCGATCCCCTCGCGCGCGATCTTGATCCGCATCAGCATCTTGCAATGATCGCAGTTCTGAACTTTCACCGGACGCTCGCGGAACGCAGCCCAGAAGAACGGGTTATCGCTGGCGGTGACGAGGTTAGATTTCCCGCAGTGCTTGCAGTAAACTCTGGCCTCCATGCTTTTCTTTCCTACCTCGGTCCATTGGATCTTCATTTTCTCTTCGCTTTCGGCTTCCGCCCTAATCGTTTTTCGTTCGTCACCCTCTCGCGCGGCCCGTTCAGAGCTGAATGGATGATCCAAAGGGACGTGTTCCCTCCGGCGTAAATCTGCGCGAGTCCCTGGATGCGGTTTTTCTCGAACTCCGTGACGCGGATCTGCAAGACATGACTTCGGACTGGTTTGACTCGCTTCATGAATCATT